GACGGCCCGGTTGACAAGCTCCTCCGCTTGGACCCCGTATCCCGTCGGAGCTCCCGGAGAGTTGCTCGAGAGGACTAGAGATCCCCGAAGTTTTTTCGCCGTTGCCATAGGCCCACCCTACCGGATTTTCCAACGTTTCACGTGAAACATTCGGGCCGCGTTCTTAACGAGAGAAACTCCCCGGCCCACCCACAAGCCGGGGAGTCTCTTCGCGCTAGTGCTTAGGCCAGAGCCAAGTACTTTACGTGGGCCGCGTGAGTCAACTTACCGTCGAAGCGGTAAGAGAAGCGGTACGCGGTGAGGTCGTTCGCGAAGTACGCGTCCGTCGAGGTCGCAACCTCGAGGCCGGTCGACACGATCTTGTAGGAAGGCATATGACCAAACACGACAGCTTTTACGCCGGTCGCAATGTCAGCCATCGCGGGATTTTCTGCGACGGAGTAGCCAAGGATTGTGTCCGGGCCGCCCACAACTGGGTTGTAAATGTAGTTCCCGTTGTCGTCCTTGAGACGCCGTATGAACCCAAGAGTCGCGGTGTTACACATAAAGCTAACTCCGGGGAGACGACGAGCCGCACCGTCAAGCGAATACGCGAGAGTAATGAGGTCGTCGGCGGTGAACGCGTTGGTCGTTCCAGCGGTGACGCCTGAGCCAGCGGCTCCGACAATACCTTCGGGTTCGACGGTTCCGGTTCCGACGGTTGCCAAGTTGTTCACCTGATACCCGATCGCATTGCCAGCTTGCTCGGCGATGACACTTTGAATGTCGAAGCCGGCGTCGTCGAGAAGCTCATTCGCAATTTTGACTATGAAAGCTTGCTTGTATGGCTGGAGCAACACAGAGGAGAACGTGGGCTCACTATCGGAGATAGCGCCTCCGGCGGAGACCTGAGCGGCCGTTGAATACGCTGTGTAGGTTGGGATACGGAGAGATTCGCCCGAGGTACGGTTGATAACGTCCGCAAGCTCGAGCATAGGCCCGACCTGCCGAGCGAGACCGTAAACCTGGTCGAGGAAGCCCACCGGGACGGTGTTAGTTCCGGGAACCAGAGTGGCGCGCTTCTCAGCGTTGAAGACGTGCGAACGGATCTCACCGTTGGCGAGCGAACGGAATACGTCGCCCTCGTCTTTGGATTCGGTTGGAACGAAGTCGCGAGCGGCTTCGACGGCTTCCGCGCGTCGGGCCTCTACGGTGCGAGCGTGAGAGATTGACTCTTCAGCTTTACGCACGTCGCCTTCGATCCGGTCGAGCTTTTCCAGCTCGGCGGAGTCAAGTCCACGCCCTTCGCTCTCGGCTCCGTCGATGACGTCGGTCATCTGGGAGAAGAGGTTGGCGCGGAGTTCCTCCTGAGTTTTCATAAACTCACTCATAATGGATCTCCTTGTTATTTTGGAATATGGACGCGGCCGCGATAACGCCGAACCGACTACCGGCAGAGATGACTCACAGTTCCGGTATTTCCATTGTACCGACTCGCCGACTTTTCGTTCTGGAATTGGTTTCCACTTTGATTGGTTTAGCCCTAAACTTGACCTATGAGCAACCAACCTACCCAAGGAGAGACAATGAACAACAACGAAACGCTAGAAGAAGCCCTAGAGATCGGTTACTACGACCTCCTCGAAGACGCTCCCGCTTACGCGGAACACGTCGCCAAGCTGTGGTCCTGGTCGGAGAATCACGAATACCCAACTCCCGCCAACCTCTTCCTCGACCTGATCGGATACACTCTCGATCAATACGGGGAGACGCTGGTCCAGGATCTCGCGAGCGCCGTCACTCGCCTCGGAACGATGGAGATCGCTTACCTCGCGGACGCGCTCAACGAATACGCCAACCGTCCCGGAGACGTCACCGAATACGTCGAGAAGCTAATCGGCGAGGGTTGATCTTCTCGGGAGGAGGGCCGGCCTACGGGCCGGCTCTTCTCATTTCCCCGAGTCGTCCCGAACTTCCGCCGGAGCCACGACCCGCTTCTCGATCTTCCGATGAGACGTCGGAGAGTCAATCTCCGCCACAGCGTCCGCGATCGCGTCCGCCCAATCAGCGATCGGACCCGACGTCGGGTTCCCCGTCGCGCGAAGTATTGCCGCTTTGATTTCTGATCGATTAGCCATTGTATTGTCCCTTCAAGAGTTCGAGCTTCTTCTTCTTCAACGCGAGGAGATCCAAACCGAGATCCGAAGTCTTTTCGATCGTTGCGTCCTGGTCGACGTCCTCGGGAGCCAAAGTGTCCAACACGTTCGACAGAACTCCGCGATCCGCCGCCGACATATCTTCCCCGTTCTCCAACTTGAGAAGAGCGTCCGCCAAAGCGTCGACGTCAACGTTCGCTCGTAAAGCGAGACGATCCAAAGCCCGGACGGTCGCCGTACCAGCGGTAGCCGTGTAAGCGGGGAAGGCAACGATCGATACCTCGTGGAGACGGATCTCCTTCAACGTCCGCTCGGATCCGTCCTCCGACCAAGAGTCCCCGTTCTTCGGGACTGAGAAGCCGAACGACATAGCGTCAACGTCGCCTCGACGAAGTAACTCCGCCGTATCGCGACCGAGCGTGGTGTTCGGTAATTCGGCCGTAACCTTCAAGCCTCGACCGTCCTCCACAAGTTTCAACGTCCCGGCGCGACTCGATCCGAGAATCGACCCTGTGTCGTGGTTCCACATAAGCTTCACGTCGTTCCGATTTTTCAAAGAACGCGCGAAAGCTCCCGGAGCGATCCGTTCGGTGAACGGGAGCGGCTCGCTTGGAGAGTCAAAGACCGCCGCGTATCCCTCGAATAACGTTCCGTTGTCAGTCTCTCGGATCTCGTAGTCAACCGAGAGAGTCCGTGTTTCCATTTTCTTCAACGCTTCGCCCTTCGTTCTTCCCTCGTTCTCTTGTTCAAGTCTCGAGATCACCCCTTCAGCGTACCGGAGAGTTCGTCTCGCGGCCGCTTTTGACGGTCCCGACCCCCAAAGAAGGTGAGCCACAACTCCCGCCGACGGGTATCCCTCGTTGTCCGGGTTCGCGGCCGGAGCGTCAAGATCTCCCAAGTGTCGAGCGATCCAAGCGGAGATCCGAACCCACTTTTCAGCGGTGACGGATCCTCGAGCCATAGCTCTCGCCTCCCGTATCGTCCGATCGACCAGGCCGTCCCCTCCGAGACCTTCTTCAAAATAAGCGACCCCTCGACGAGCGGCGGCCCTCATAGACGCCGGTGGTTCGAGTTGAACTTCGCGCGACTCAGAACGTAAAGAGTCGATCTTCGTCAAAGTTGAGAACCTATGTCCGACGAGAGTCTCGGTCGGCTCGTAACCTTCTCCCTCGACGGGACGCCAAACTCTTATGAGCGCGGCGGGATCCTCCTCGGAAGCGTTGATCGAGAACGAGGAGTCCGGTATCCCGAGAGCGCCGTCTTTCGTAACGTATTCGACTTGGCCGCGCGCGGTCCCGCCGGAGGAGTCCCAGCGGACGAAGTCGCCCTCGACAAGATCTCCGGGGAGCGCTCGGTACGATCCAGATCCGACGACCCGTTCGTAAGCGTCGTGAGAATCACAGGGCATAAATATCTCTTCCCCGTCCTCCGTCATAGAGTGGAAGCCGGAGCAACCGATCGCGTCCGCTCGCGCCGAAGCTTCCGAGCTGGTCGTGTACTTATCGTTTCCGAGAGCGGCGCGGAACGACTCGCCGTCGTAGCTTCCGCCGGGTTCGAGATCTTCAGCGAGAGACACAGCGACCATTTGCTCGATCGCGTCCTCCTCTGATCCCTGACAAGAGAGAAGCTCCCCGTCCTCCTTCACGACCGCCCAAGCGGAACACTCGGGGTGTCTGTCCGTCACAAAGTAAGGCACTAGTCGCTCTTCCGAATATCCAAGACGCCGGCGACCGTTGCCGAGTGGTTCGAGACGGAGTAAAGTCGGTCCTCCGGTTGGAGCGTCAACACGACACTCTGCTTCCCGTCGACGTGTAAGCCGTTCGACGTCGTTACGTTCTCGTCGCCCAAGAATAGGACGTGCGCGTTGTCCGTATTGTTATTGTGGACGTGGACGTCGTGCGGCATATTATCGTGTCCCGCTATCTCGACGACAGCGGTCCCGACCGTCACGTGCCTTTGAAGTATCGTCATCACTCCACCTCGTCCTTGTATTGACCCTCCACGTCGCCGCCGTCGAGTTCGGCCTGAGCGTTCTGTGCGACACTTTGAAGTTGAGCGGACGGGAGGCCGGTGTGAGCGATCTCCGGAAGATCCAACGCGCCAAGAACTCCGGCCGGATCGAACCCGGCGTAGACCAACGCTTGAGCCATCATCACCCGTTCACGTTGAGCGGCTACGTGAGACTCTGTGAGATCGACGTTCGCGAGGGGAACGCGGACAACGTTCGCCGAGTCGTCCTTCATAGGAGCGAGATCCTCGAGACGACGCACGTCGTTGATCGTCAAGAAGCCAGACTGTAGGCCGGTCGAGTAAGCGCTCATTCGCGATTGAATATCCGCGCGTAAAAGCCCATCGATGTTGAACTTGAGGAACGAGTCCGCGCCTCCGGGAGATCTTGCCAAGAGCGGGGAGAACCCGTCCTCGAGCTTTTGAATGATTGGTCGAAGACCGTGAGTCACCCACGCCAGGTTGTTCTGCTCCACCGAAGCGTAAGAGTTGGTTCCGGGGAGACCAAGAAGGTGCGGCGGGACGTTGAAGATCCGAGCCACGTCCTCGACAGCGAGGCGACGAGCTTCGATCGCTTGAGACTTCTCCGGATCGACTTGTGTCGTCTTGAAAGTTGCGCCGCCCGTTAGGACGCCGGTCTTGTGTCCGCGTTTCCAACCCTTGTGTCGGTTGTCGAACCCGCGCGCGAGCTCGGAAGCTTGCTCGGCCGAAAGATTTCCAGGGAACTCGATCACGCCCGCCATATTCGTTCCCGTGCCGAAGAACTGTGCGGCGTAGTTTTGAAGAGCCACAGCGAGACCGAAGTTCTCTTTCAACTGAGAGACCCTCGAAACTCCGCGAACGTCTCCGGGCCGGACAAGATCCGGAATGAACACGATCTCCTCGGAAGTCAGCGGCCGGGGAGATCCCTCGACTTGGAACATCAACCGACCGACGCCCGAACGTTCAATCTTCACGCTCCTCGGGTTCAACACAGACAAGTTCGAGATCTGTCCGGACGAGTTCGAGAACACTCGGACGAAAGCGTTCCCGTCGAGAAGTAAAGACACAATCAAAGAATTGTAGAAAGCGACGCGGGGAAGATCCACGTCCGGTTGGGCAACCCACGCCGGCTTCGGACGAAGAGGGAGACGCGTTCCGTTCCGACGACGGTAAGCGTCGAGCGGGAGAGTCGCGATCGTGTCAGCGATCAAAGAGACAGCCGAGAATACCGCGTTCACCTGGAAGACGTTGTCGTCGGTGACGTAGGTTGCGGACAAGTTTCCGAACTGAAGATCGTCCCCGGACTCGAACACGCTTTGGTACGAGATTGACCGCTCCTCGAATAGCTTGTTGAATACCATCTACCGTCCTAACGAGAAGCCGACAAGAATCAAGAAGACGCCGCCGACGACGATCCCGATCGGCAGAGACAAGAGAGTCACGCCGAGAGTTATCGCGGCCGCGCCGACGAGTTGGAGTGTTGTGGACATATTACCTCACGCGAAGAACTGGGGAACTACTTCTTCCATTCTAGCGACTGTGGCGCGGTCGTAGGCTAACACAGCGGCTACGGCCGCGTCAATCTTTCGCGGAGACTGTCGATTCTCCTTCACGATCCTTGGCCCGAGCCGATCGGTCTTCACAACCGCGTTGTCCAAGTGTCGAGCGAGAGTTCCGTTCCCGTCGTGTTCGATCCTTTTTTCAACCACAGCGTCGTAGAACTTAGCGCAAGCCGGGACCATTCGAGCCGGAGAGCTCGACGGCCATTCCACGATCGGGAGTCCTTGATCCGCTAATACCGCCATCGATCTTTGCCAACGAGCGGGATCACAAGCGATCTCTCTCACCCTCGGGAACTTTTGACAGAACTCGAGGAGAGTGTCCTCGACCGCCGCAATGTCGACCCGCCACTCGTCGCCGTCCTTCTCGAGATCCTTCTCCCAAGCCTTGACCAGAAACAAGCGCGCCGGATCGTCCTTCTCTTTTGGAACAACACA